GATGACGACGACGGCTTTCCAGGGCTTGTCGATGAATGCGGCAAGTTGGGCGAGCCGGTCGGTCATGTGACCATTGTAACCGCGTATTGTTTGGGGCCGCTGCCGCCTACCGTACCGGGTACGCCGACAACCTCTCGCACCAGCCCTTGCACAAGTAACTGATTTGATCCCACACCCGGAGCACCGATCACTTCGCGCACCAGCCCCCGGACTTGGAGCACGCCCTCGGACGCGCCGATCGTCTCACGCACCAACCCCTGCGCGACCAAGGTCGAATAGTGATCACTATCAGGAAATGCTTCAGTAGGTGGGGTGAACGCGCCGGCATACCGGGCCACGCCTTTGGTGACCCTGAGATCATCTATTAGACCGATGAAACCGCGTGAGTTGGTCGCATCGTTGCTGATATAGAATAAACTAGTGCTGTTGAAAAACGTCAAAGCAACAGTAGCCGACGCGATAACCACGCCATCGGCGTAAACGCGCACCACATTACTGGCGTCGCGGTCGGCGGCGATATGAACCCAGGTATTTAACGGCGGGCTGTATGTGCCGGATACGGCGAAGCTGTTGGCACCTGTGGTGGAATATAGAAATTGCAGCGTGGTGCCGTTGAACCCAAGGCTCCAGTTGAGGTTTGACGAACCCCACTGCCCGACGACCGTGCGCTGCCCGCTAATCGCCGTCGAGATGCGAACCCAGCATTCGACCGTGAACTGACCGGACCCGAAATCCCAATCGGCGCTGTCGGCACAGGTTGCCGCGCCTGCCGAAGTGCCGTGATCGAGAGAGGCTGTCCCGTATTTGTACTGCGACGTGAGTAACGGCAGCGATGCGTTCGTTATCGTGCGCGCGAAGGACGAATTATCGGCAAGCGCAAGTGATCCGTTTGGGCCATCGAAATGGCACAGCAATACTACATTGGAGAAATTCGGGTCGATTGCCATTACGAAGCCACGCTGACGCCGCCCTTGGCCGCGTTAGCACCCGATAGCGTCCAAGGCAGGCCGGTCGCGGGGTCCAAATCGAAATAACTTCCCTGCCACTGCGATGTGGTCGCAAGTCCCTGGTTTGGTGACGACCCGGTTGTATCCGACGCCCCCGACTTGGTGTTGAGACTTACCGTTCGCACCCCGGCATCGCTCTTTGCGACAAAGCCTTTGACGGCCGTACCGAATATCGTCGTCGGGTTTGTGACAAGCGGCGCGAAACTAAACAGATCCTCTTCGCCCACCGTTGAGCTGTGGGTTTGTGCTTGTGCCGTACCCATCGGCGGGTTGCCGTTGAGGGAAAGAAAATTAACCGTTGCCCCGGTGCAGTTGGCCCACGCATACCAAGTGAAAATCCCGGTTGTCATGCCGGTCAAAGGCCCGGCCGGAGCACCCGACGCATAAGTATTCGCTTTGGTCTGCGCGAGGTTTGTGGTTGCATCGACACGGTACAGTGTGAGCAGCGTGTCGCTGTACCAGCCGATCCAATAAGAAGTGCCGCCGACCAGGGCTTGAGGGGTGGCGAGCGGGAGCGTGGTCACTGCATTGAGCGTCGCGCCGATGACTTCCACCCCATCGGACAGCCGGGAGCCGGGGGAGCCTGCGCTGTCGCTGTACACCACGCCTTTTATCTTCGCGGCACCAGCGGCACCAGCCGCCATAAACGACACGCTGTTTATCGTACAGTTCGCATCGGGTGTTATCTTGAGTAGGTTCAGAAGATTTGCGTTTCCGCTTAACCCGGAGGCAGTGCGGTAAACGCCTTTGCTGGCAATGCCGGCAAGGGGGACCACATTGCCGTCATTTACGAATTGCGTCTGGGTGTCCCCGCTCACAAACTGTGTCTCGATGACCGGGTTGCTGGTCAGCAGGGCAGAGTTGTAGTTGGGCTGCGTCGGGTCCAACAGTATCAGATCATCGAGAGTAAGAGCGTACCCGTTTCCACTGATAAAAAAGTTAATGACGTTAATACTAGCTTGAGAATTGCCAGTGTTGCCGGTCCCCGAGTACAAGAGCACCCCATCGAGATAAACCGCATAGGCAGCACTCGCCCCGATCGTGATGTCGAAGGTCAGGACATGCGTAGAACCAGATGCGATAGAACCGCCGCTGGCGATAATTGCCCCGGCTGACGTGCCTGTACGAAAATTTATTATTCCAGTGGTCTCAAAAGTAAAACAACATGCGTTGGTAGTATTATTGATCAGTTGGAATGTCCCTAGCGTAGTGCTGAACGTAGGAGAAAAGCGGAGCGCACCAACGATCCTTGTGTACGAGGCTCCAAGGTTTTTGCTAATCGTTCCGGCATTGCCGGATACCCGCAATGCATACCCTGTGCTGCTAAGACCGGCGACGATAGTGGCGGCTAGAGCGCCGCCCGTCGATGTCCACTGTGTCAGTATGTTTGGTGTAACTCCGACCGGGCCATACAGATCGAAGCTATCGGTGAAAATAAAAGGAGAAGCCATTACGTTTCCATCCCAACCACTGTGGCTGTCAAATCGGCGAAAGTAGTATCGCCGGTCGTGACCGTAAACCGTGCGATGTCGCCTTGTGCGAAGCTCAACGCCACCCCGCCTGACGTAGCCAACACCGGCACAACCCCGCCCGCTGTTATAGTTATCGTTCCTACCGTACTGAACGACAACGGGCTGCCTGCGGTGGCTTTGGCAACAGTAACTACCGGCGAGCTTGTGGCATTCGCGCTTCCCCGAACCTGGGTGGCGTGACCGAGATACGCGCCGAAATTCGCCGGTATCGTGACCGCCTTGCTGAACACATGCGAAAATACGGTGTTCAGCGCGAGCACGCCCGGCACGTTAAACCCGAACACGTATTTCGGCCGCTGCGGCAGCCACGCGCTACCGGACCAGACAAGCTGGTCGTGCGTTATCGTGCCGGCCGGCAATGCGCCGGCCCCGACGCCCGCCGTCGTCAGGCCGCTGTCCACCACTTTCCCCGACGCATCCGCCGCCAGGAGATGCCCGTCGGTGAGCGCACCCGCCGTCTGGGCCACGGCAGCCGCCGCTATCGCCCCGTCTGCCAACAGCTTGCCAGTGGCGTCCGCATAGGTCGCCAGATGCCCCGTGGTTGAACTGGCCGGCCCGACCACGTCGCCCGCGCCCAGGCCGGCAGCCGCGATACCGGCATCGACCAGATCGCCGCCCGCGTTGGCCGCGACGAGGTTGCCGTTGACCAGGGTGCCGCCAAGCAGGGCCAGATCGGCCACCGGGACGCCGCTGTCATCGAGCAGCGTGCCTGTCGCGTTCGCGTAGCTCGGGAGATGCCCCACCACCGAGACGCCTGGGCCGATGACATCCCCGGTGCCGAGTCCGCCGATCGGGATGCCGCTGTCGATCGCCCTTCCGACCAGATCGACCGTGATCAGGTTGTTGGTGACCAGCGGTGCGCCGATCTGCAACAGGTCGGCAAAGGCGATGCCGCTGTCGGCCAGGAGCTTGCCGGTGGCGTCGGCGTAGACCGGGACTGCGTTTGCCACCGAGGTGGCTGGACCGGACACGTCGCCGCTCACGGGTTCCTCGACCCACGTGCTGCCGCTGTACCTCCAATAGGTCGAGGTGGCGACGTTCCAAGCGCGCACGCCCACAACCGGGGCGACGAACACCCACGCCGGGGTGCCTATCGTGTAGTACGCGGCTACGGCGTTGGCTTGGCCCGCCCACGCTCCGGTCGGGCTACCTCCAACGATGTAGACCATGCCGTTGGCCGGGGTCAGCGGCGGCGTGGAGGTGATCGACGTGACGCTGAGATGCAGCAACGCTTCGAGCTTGGCGAAATTCGGGTTGAATGCGCCGACACCCCAGGTGGTTTCGCCGGGCGAATAACCCCACACGAACCCGTGGCGCGGGCCGGTTGTCCCTGGCATCACAGGCTCCCGTCAAAGTCGAAGTCGAAACCACTGTCGAAAGTAAACGGCCTCGACACGTTGATCCAGTAGTATTGCCAGCTTGAGATGCTGTCCCTCACCGACTCGATTTTGAACCACATTGACGGGGGATCGCCATCCGTTACCGCATCGCCCGCTGCGTAACTATAACTCGTTCCGCCCGTGGACGCCGTTCGCAGTAATGTCACCCCGTCGTAATCGTAGACGTAAACATTATAAGTCGTTCCTGCTTCTGGCCCGATCGACGCGGCTTCGTGCTCGAACAATACGTTGGATTGCAGGATGCGGTCCCGGTATGCCCAGGTGAAATCGACATCGCCGGTTGTAACAAACGGGCCGTCGCCAAACCCCGTGCCGTTGACCTTCATGTCGCCCGGTGGATAGGGACGCCCCTGCCTGGACCTCATCGTGATGAAGTCCTCGTAGGCGAAAATCGGGTCCAGGGTCTGGCTGGAGGTGCGGGAAATCAACCGGACGCCGACGATCTCGCCGCTCGCATAATCACGGTAATCGCCGGTCGGGAACGCGGTCTGAAACCAGATGCGGGTCTTGTCGAGGTGAAGCTGCGGTATCGTGTCGGCACAACCACGGGCAACGGTGATCGTCCCGGCAGAAATGTCCAGGCCGTCGAGGCGCATGTACTCGTCGTCTATCCGCACCAATACGCCCAACGCCACCTGAGAAAGTTTATCGCCCCCGGTGATCGTCAAATCGGTGTCGTAGTACCCGACATCGCCGACCAGCCGTGCGTTCGCGTCGAACCCGGCGGTGGTGCGTGTTACATACAGTAGTTCACCGCCGGCCCGCGATTGGAGGTCATAAGATACCGTCGCGCCGCTTGGTTGCCGGGCGTATTGCTTTATCCAGCCGTCATCGGCTGAAAAATCCGGCAGTTGCGACTGCGGCAGATTATCCGCGAGGTCGAAATAAATCATCTCGGTCAATTCGCGGTCGGAGATCACCCGAGCCGATTTGTCGGGCGGCTGCCACTGGGTGGGCTGCGGATCGACTATCGAGGTGTCGGGCAGGCCAAAGACATCCTGCACGCACTTGACCGTGATCTCCGGTTCGGTCAATGCGGCTTCGGTGATCTCGCCCACCCGCAACAGCATGTTGTCGATGCCGCGCGACGGCACGTTCACCTTGATGACATCGGCGGGCGCGATCCGCCACGCCGCGCGGGTCATCTTCAAGGTCAATCTACGAAGCTGGGAAGAGTGAAACTCCAGATCGCGCTGCGCGACTTGCAACGCCAGCGTGGCTGTGGCGACGCCGTGATACGACACGTTCAGCGAAACAAACGAACCCATCGACTGAAACGAGGCGAGGTTCTGGACCCGTACCGACCCTAGTTTATTCACAACCGGGTCGTTGTACTCAACGATGATCTCGTTCGCCATCGTGTCGCGCGTCGAGGTCTGGTCCTCGGTGATGTCGAGGATGCCGTTCTCGAACGTGTAGGCGATCAATGCCTCGGGATCGTAGTCGTTGCGGATCAGCCGTAGTTTCAACAAGCCGGTCTGCCGGTCGATATAGAGCGCGCCGCCGATATGGTCGATGACGTTCTGCACGAACGCGTCGATGTCGTCCTGGCGGTTCCACAGGAAGCACAAGCCGAAATTCTCTTCGTACAGCTTGTCCGCGACCGCGCGGAACGCAACGTCGTCCAGCATCGCGCGGGGCAATCCGCGTCCCCAGACCCGGTTGGTCACGCACTCGTACACGATGTGCGCCGGGTTCATCGCGCGGATGTCGCCGCCGGCCGCGACGTTGGTCGCCCAGCCGTAGGGCGTTTCGACCACCGGGGCAGTGCCGCTCGCGCCGCGCAGTTCGATGACGTTGCCGTTAGCTGCCGCCAGCACGTCGATATCGACCGAATAGAAGTTAATCATCTCCTCAAGGTTGGCGACGGTCGCCTCGATCGTGTCGCCGATCACAACGTCGTAGGTGCCGGCCGGCGTGGTTCTGAAGTAGGCGTTGATCCCGTTGATGATTATGTATTCCTCGTCCTTCGGCTGGTCGATGAAGGTGAGGGTTACAACGGCATCGTCCGACAGCACGATGACCGCCGTCTCGGGATACCAGGGGTTGTCGTCGTCCCAGCCCTTGGTGCTTCTGCGAACCCGGAACTTCCACGGCTTGGGGTACGGGTTGTTCGATCCGATCTGCCCGTAATACACCAGCGAGCAGACGCCCCGCCAATCCGGCACGTCGCCTTCCATCTTCTCCTTGATGAAGTCATCTACGACCTGGGTGGCTTCACCCATGAACAGCTTGAAACTTCCCTTGATGCCCCCTTCCTTTTCGTCGCCGCCGAACGCGTCGGGCGCGTCGATCGTGCCGTCGCCGGTCGAAGTGACGGAACCCTGCCACACCTCCAGATCGGCCACCCTGATCTCACAGAGTTCGTTTATCGGCCCCCGGCTGATGCCGGCGTGGAACGCCATGTCGTAACGGTAACCGACGATCTGGTTGGAGCTGCCGCCCTTGCTAGCCATCGCGGTGCGCCACCTCAACCACCCTCAGAGCGATATGGTCGCCGGTTTGGATCAACAGTTCCTCGGGGATGCCTTCATCCACGAATTGCTGCCAGTTGAAGCCGTGCCTGCGAAAGAACTCGCGCGCACCACGGTTGCAGTACCCGGCCGCTCGGACGTGGCGCATCCGAATCATCATTTCTTGCCGCCGCTCGACTTGGCGCGGATCGCCTCGGTACTGAGCTGCCCGTACCACAGTACCATCCAATCGCTAGTCCAGACTTCGCCGAACACAACCGCCTGGGGCGTTCCCTCGTCAAAGGTGGGAAATTGAAACTCGGAGAGACGCGCCGGCACCGCGTCCTTTGGTTTCGTGTTCTTGCTGGTAAGTGCGGTGATCGCGTAGCTGATCACCAAGAATGCGAGCGCCCATACTAGGTTCATCAGAACACCGGGTTTCCGTCATAGGGGCTTCTGCCGGGGATATTTGGAAATCCGCCGTAGTTTCCAAAGTTATTGAACTTGTCGATGCAGTCCCGCACGGTTCGCTTACAGCCGGGATACGCAGCCACGGGGTCGCCTACCGCCATTCCCAGGATGGGGGTCAGCACCCTGATCGATGCACCGATGTGGCGGTTAATCATGCGGGTTTCGAGAAACCCGTCAAGCGTCAGATACTCGATGAACCCGCCGTTAAACCAACCGTCATCGAACATCCCGAACTCGCCAGAAGTAACGATCAGACCGTGTACTGCATCGACCGTGGCATCGACCCGGAAAGCATTCTTGTCCACTTTGCATGTGTTCATGTCGTACAGCATGTGCGGGCAGTTCTTCATCCACCCGTAATGCACCCCGGTTCGCTTCATCGACGCGGCCAGGGTCGAACAGGTGAGCTTCATCTCGGCGTCGCTGGATTGGGTTATCCCGTCCACCGTGCCGGCCCACACGATGCTGGCGAGGTTGACGTAGGGCGCGCTGGTGTCGAGGCCGACGATATCGTCGGCGTGGGTGCGGAAGACGTGGCAGTAGATCGTGTCGCTGGGCATCGAGCCGGCGGCGCGGAAGTCGTTGCAGAACTGGGCGAAGGCCGGAAGCGTCACGTTGAACTCGGCCGACGCCGCCTCGCCGGTCATTCGGATGCCCTCGTCCGAGATCGCCAGGGCTTCATAGGTGAATGTATTGTAGATCAGGTCGCGGTCGGCCCCGGTGTACCTCCAGTAGAAATCCGTGCCGCCCGACGAGCGCAGAAACTGGTACAAATTCAGCGGGCGACCGGAAAATGCCGATTTCTCGTAAGTGGCAATAGCCATGCTATTCCTCGGCCAAAGAAAATCGACAAAAAGTAGTACGGTATAGCGGCCCGTGGAGTACGATCGTGGCACTGTCGGCGGTTTCAACAACCTCCGCTATGAGATAATAATCATGCCGCAACGCCTCGATGGATACGTCGGGACCGTCTCCGGTGGTGCGCAACACGCACACATGCTCGCCGACTTGCGTAGCCACCTCGGTGGCTGGATCGTAATCGAACAATCGCACCTTGGCCCACACCGGGAAAGCACCGTGCAGACCCTCGCCCCTGAGTATGCTGTCGTCGCGGCCGACCATGACGAAGACGCACCAGAAACGACCGTTGCTGCGCAGTTGCGTGCTCACCTGGGATGAGTAGACATCCGCGCCGCCGACTTCTCCACTCGACAGCAGGGTGTACTCATCGAGAAACGGGATAGCCGTGCCGCCCTCGGCGTCGATCCAGCTCGGGTTGTCGATCGTGTACGGCTCGGTTGCCCTGCCCCGGTAGAGGCCGGTCGGGACGTGCATGGCCTGCAACGCATCGAAATCGCTCAAATCGCCGAGCGGTATCTTCAGCATCGCCCCGAACGGGTAGACCGGCCGGATCACGTCGCGTATCTCGGGCGGTACGAAACCGGTTCCGGGGACACAATAATCCATATAGTGACGGTTGATGTAGATATAAAACAACTCCCTTCCATTACCCGGCAGGCGAAACCCGAAACCGGCATTCCGATTGCCGGTTACCAATACAAACAAATAATACGAGAGGTTGTGCGCGCCGATCGGTGCCAGAAACGTGGTTTGGATAAGACCGGGGGTAGGCCCGCCCTCGTACACGCCGTCGAGAAAATCATTGATGGGCGGAAGCGCGTGCAGAACGGCGTAGTAAGAACCGACGTAACCGTAATCCTGCACCAGAATGATGGTGTCGTCGTCAAAGACATCCATCACGTTGATGCCGTTCACGTAGGGCGGGCCGGTCAGGTTACGGTGCCTTACCGCACCCTTGACCAGCAGAGAACCGTCAAGCTGCGGCTCAAGCAACGTCCACCACTTGTCGAAAGTCCCCGGCACGGTCTGCCCGAAGCTGTACGCCAGAACGTATTTTCCCTGGCGAAACGGGTTCATAAACAGCCCGTACTGCAAATTCGTGCCGACTATATCAAACCCGTAATACGCATTTATATCGGCCCATAACTGCGTGCTGGTGTAGTTGTTCAATAGCGCGCCGTTCTGATTGTATATGTTGTACGAGTTGCTCACAGCCTCGTAGTAGTTACCGTGGACATCGAGTTGCCGGGGAACCCGCTGGGCGCGAATACCGCCAAGATTGCTCAACGTATGGACGTACCAGATAAAATCGGAGAGACAGAGCGGCGGCGCGACGGTTCCCGGCGGCACCTCGAACAGATTCTCGATGCCGTCCTTCGCCGCCGCCGAACGGAACACCACGGTCGCGGTCGTCATTCCCCGCGTGGCTGTGTGGTGGGTAAGCTCCACCGTGTCCTGATCGAGCCTGGACAGCACCAAGAAGCTGATGCGGCGCAACTGGGAAAGCGGCACGTCCATGCCCACCGTCGCATCGAGAAAGAGCCGCTCGGTCGTGCCGTCGCCCAGGATCACCGAGTTCGTGATCCTGCGGTAGATGCGCGTGTCGTTCTGAAGGTGGATAAGGATGTATTCGCGCTGCGGTTGTGGCCCGCCCAGAGCGGTGAACCCGCAGCGTTTCACGTCGATGACCAGATCGCCGGCACCGAGCGGGCCGACCGGCTCAAAGTCGGAATACACAGTCGGAACCCAGACCGGCACCCGCCTCCCGTCCAGCGCGTACAACATGCCGCGAAACCGGTGCAAAGCCTGCCGGCCTTTGAGCCAGAAGGCGAATTGCTGCAATACCCGCCCGGTCACGTCGGCCACGGTCGGCAGGCCGGTTGTGTTGTCGAGCGTGGACAACAATCGCTCGTAGACATAGGTGAGGTCGGTTACTTCGTTGGGGTCTTGCTCCAACACATATTGCAGGCCGAACGAGTTCAACGGGTTCTCGGCGTCA